CATTTTTTAATAATAAACATTATGGTTTACCTAACAAGACACTACAACCTTAGTATTGAGAAGTCAATACTTAAAATGGATTTCTTATAATAAAAGTGATTAGTGCTTGATTTGTAGGGATAATTTATATATACTATATTTGATTAATATCAATTGATTGTCTTAAAAAGAGTAATGTATGGTTTTCAAGAAAGGCGAGGTTAGCAATCCTAAGGGGAGAGCAAAGGGCGGCAATAACCCCGATACACGGCGGTTCAAGATTGCATTGTGTAAGCTCTTTGAACAAAATGCTGATAATTTGTCGCAATGGCTAGCTAGTATAGCAGATGAAAGCCCTGAAAAAGCTTTAGATATCTTGCATAAGTTTAGTGAGTTTGTATATCCTAAGCTCGGGCGTACTATAGTATCTGGTGATGCTGATAATCCCTTGCGTTCCGTTGAGCGCATAGAGATAACTGTTATAAAATAGGGTTTCAAATTCCAGAGAAAAGGGGAAAAATGCTAGATAGTTCAGGCAAGTTATCTTTTGCCCTCCCAGAATGGGGGGTGCCGTTCTTAGAAAAAACTCGATACAAGGCTCTATATGGTGGCAGAGGCAGCGGAAAATCTCATTTTTTTGCCGAGCTTCTAATATTCCGAGCCGTACAAGCCAAAACTAACGCCGTTTGCATACGGGAAACTCAAAAGAGTTTAACCCATTCCAGCAAGCGTTTGCTGGAGGATAAGATACAGGCTTTGGGCGTTGGTCATCTCTTTGAACTTCAGCACGACTGTATCAAGGCGCCTTTTGGTGGGGTATTCATTTTTCAAGGAATGCAAGCCCACAACGCCGATAGCATTAAATCTCTTGAGGGTTTTAATGTCGCTTGGGTGGAGGAGGCGCAAAGCCTTTCACAACATTCACTCGACTTATTGCGCCCAACTATAAGGGCTGTTGACAGTGAGCTGTGGTTCAGTTGGAACCCACGAAAAGAAACTGACGCTATTGAACTGTTGTTTAAGTCTCCGCCGCCTAATAGTTTGATTAAGAAGGTGAATTACTATGACAACAAGCGGCTGCCCCCTGCTATGCTTGATGAGATGCTGTGGGATAAAAGCCGAGATACCGACAAGTATAGCCATGTATGGCTCGGTGCATTTATAAGCAACTCCGAGGCGCAGGTCTTGCGCAATTGGAAAGTGGAGGAGTTTGAGGCGCTCAGTAAAGCTTATTACTATTTCGGAGCGGACTGGGGCTTCAATGACCCGACCACACTCATTCGTTGTTTTGTTGACGGCAAGAAATTATATGTAGATTACGAAGCATATATGGTTGGCTGTGATGTGGTTGATTTGCCAAGATTATTCCTTAGCATTCCCGAAAGTGAGAGGTACCCTATTGTTGCTGATAGTGCTTACCCTAGCTATATCTCGCACCTTAATAAGAATGGCTTTCCCAGAGTTATAGCTGCGACAAAGGGGGCAAAATCCATTGATGAGGGCATAACTTGGCTAAAGAGTTTTGATATAATCGTCCATCCCCGCTGCAAACATTTAATTGACGAGTTGACACTTTATAGCTATACTGTGGACAAAGCTACTAATGTTGTCACTGACAGGATTGAGGATAAGAACAATCATCTTATTGATGCCCTGCGATATGCCCTTGAGGGTGAAAGACGGCTAGCCAGCGCAAAAACAGTTAAAGTAAGCGATTACCGAAAACGGCGTGGGCAATTCTGTGGCTAAAAAATCCAAAGAGAACAAAGATATAATTGAAGATGCTTTGAAAAAATGGCAGACTTGTCAGGATTTCTATGCTCAAGAGTACAAAGCGGGCGAAGAAGACCTTGACTTCGTCCTTGGCAAGCAGTGGAGTGCGGATTTATTAAAGAGGCGTGAGGGGCGCCTGTCTCTAACAGAGAATAGATTATTGCCGTTTGTGCATCAGGTTGTTAACAGCGTAAGGCAGCTTAATCTATCCATTAATGTATCCCCCGTTGATGACAAGGCTGACGTAGAAACTGCTGAGATATTACAAGGAATGATACGCAATATTGAGTATCGTTCTAATTCCGCTAGTATTTATGATACCGCCGTCTGGAATGCTGTTACATTTGGGCGTGGGTGGCTGAGAATAAATACAAAGTATATCCAAGGCTCTTTTGACCAAGAGATTTGTCTAGAAAGGGTATTAAACCCTGCATCAATTTACCTCGACCCCAATCACACAAAACAAGATGGCAGTGATGCTGAATATGCTTTTATATTTGACCGAATGTCTTTAGACGCTTTCAAGGAATTATATCCTAACGCAAGCACTGAGCCATTTGTGAGCGGAGAGGGTAATTTCTGTTTCTTGGACGAAAGCACTATTGTTGTTACCGAGTATTTCAAGAAGACTTATAAGCCAATAATGCTTTACAAACTAACTGACGGAAGTGTTACGGAAGAAAAGCCCTTAGATGAGCTTCTTATATTAGATACCCGTGAAGAGCAGCGTTGCACCCTTAAATGGTACAAACTAACCGCTAGGGACATTCTTGAAGAAACGGAGTGGGCTAGTGAGTATATACCAATAATTCCCGTTTACGGGGTTGAGACTTGGCAAGACGGAAAGCGCAAGGTTTATTCATTTATTCACCAAGCCAAAGACCCCCAAATGATGTTGAATATGTGGAAGTCAACCAGCGTTGAGGTTGTGGCTTTGCAGCCGAAAGCCCCATTTATTGGGGCTATAGGACAATTTGAAAGTGATGCCGAGAGTTGGGCAAATGCCAACACTGATAATCTTGCTTATTTGCAATATGACCCTATCTTTGTTGATGGGCAGGTAATGCCACCGCCGCAACGACAAATGCCCCCTTCGCCTAACCCCGCTATTTTGCAGGAGGCGATGGCTGCTGCTGATGCGATTAAGGCTACTCTTGGGATGTTTGATGCATCTATGGGGATGGCTGGCAATGAAATATCAGGCTTGGCGATACAGGAGCGTAAATTACAGGGCGATAACGCTACTTTCCATATCCCCGACAACTTAGGTGTTGCATTAAGTCATTATGGTCGTTGCTTGGTTGATTTGATACCCAAGATTAGTACTGGCAGACAAATTGCGAGGATTATAGGAATAGATGAGCAACCAAAGTTAATCCCTATTAACCAGCCCTTTTCAAAGAATGAAAGGGGTGATTTAGTGCCAGCGCAATATGGCTCGCAAGTTCAAGGTGCGTATAATCTTGATGTCGGGCGTTATGACGTTGTTGTTGATGTCGGCTCGTCTTATGCCACAAGGCGCAAACAAGCTACAGATGCTATGCTTGATATAGCCAAGATAGCTCCCGAAATAATGCAGATTGCCCCTGATATATTTCTTAAAAACCTAGATATTCCCGATAGCAAGGAGCTTGTAAGAAGGGTTAAAACTATTATTGACCCAGCTTTGTTAGAAGACGACCCGATGGCTGCTAAGTTAATGGCTGCTAAAGAAATGGTTGATAGCTTAACGCAGCAATTAAGTGATGCGCAAACTGCGTTGATGATAAAATCACAGAATGAAGGTGCTAAGATTGAGATTGATAAGGGTAAATTGGCTCTTGAAGCTAAAGATATGGAGTTAAAAGAGATTAAAACACTTGCGGAAGTGCAAAAGATGCAAGCAGAAACTAATAATTTGACGCCTGATTTGGCAAATGAGCTAGCTATGGCAATAGCAGAACTGGATGACAAGATTAGAAGCCTTGAGCCAGCTTATTATGGGGAATTGCAGCCTTCGGGCGGCGATACAGGAATGGTTGTGCCTGCGCAGGAAATCAACCCTAACCTAAGCAGGGATTAATAAAATGACGGAAGAAGCGATGCAAGCGAGCCAAATGGAAGTTGAGGCTATAAAAGGAACTACCAACACTGAAGCCACTCAAGAGGTGGCGCAAATCAAAGATACCAAAGCAGAAACTGAGCAAACTGCGACCAACGAGACCAAAGAACTTAGTGAACTTGAAAAGTATAAGATTGAAGCTGAAAAGCGTATATCTAGACAAAGAGCTGCTGCTGGTCAACTAAACCAGAAAGTGCTTGAGATGCAAAGGGAGCTTGTGGAGTTAAAAACTGCAAACACCCCTAAGCAGGAAGACAAAGAGCCAGATATAAATGATTTTGAAACTATTGATGCGTATAGAGACGCTCTTTCAAAGTACACTAGGGAGCAAGCCTTTAAGGAGGTTACTGCAAAAGTAACGGCTGAACAAGCGGCAGTTATTCAGGCGCAAGAGTTGGATATAAAGCGTAAGATTTATGAGGCTAGCGCAACCAGACTTGCGGCAGAGTTGCCAGATTATCAGCAGAGAGTTGAGGATTTTGCTTCTTATACGGCAGCATTTGACCCCAATAATCCATCTGCAAAGGCAGGTAATGAAGCGATATTAGAATGTGAGAATATGGCTAAGGTTATCTATCATTTGGGGGCGAACCCTGATTTGATTGATAATTTAATGGTTATGTCGCCTTCTAAGATAACTCGTGAAATTATCAAGCTGGATATTGAGTTAGGTAAGTCAACAAGGAGTGCTCAAACAAAGCAACCGCCTACTCCATTAACCCCATTAAAAGGCAGTGGAAAGGCACAAAAATCCATTTACGATATGAACGCAAGTGAATTAGTTAAGTGGGCTAAAAACAAAACTTAAAAAGGAAAAAACAATGGCTGATACATTAAACACGGTCAATAGTGCGGCAGGCATCTTTGCTGAAGTGGCTGCTAAAACACTATGTGACAATCTGCAATTCTTGAAAAAAATCCAGAAAGCAGATGCTAGCGATTATAAGGGGAAAAATGGTTACGCTGCAGGGCAGACTATTTATATCTCTAAACCTGCTAGATTTATACCACAAACTACTTTTGACATCACTTCTTCTATTCAGGATGTTACCGAAGAAAAGGTACCACTAACCTTAGACACTTCCTCCACTGTTGGTCTTGACTTTTCTACCGAGCAAATGGCTTATGAGATTGGTATTAAAGAGATTACTAATAGGGCGATTATCCCTGCTGCGGAAGCTATTGCTCAAAATATTGAACAAAGATTGCTTCAAAAAGCTACTCAAGGGGTTTATAACTCAGTTGGTACTGCTGGCTCAACTACCTTCAGCATTGCTGATGTGCAAGCTGCAAAAGTTAAGATGAACAAATTCTTATGCCCTAAAGACGCAAATAGGGTACTTCTTCTTAACTCTGCTGGTGGCGCAGCGGCAGTTGACGCTCGCAAGTCACTATTCCAATCTGCAACTAATATTGCCGAGCAATACAAAGATGGCTATGTTGGACAAGCTGATGGCTTTATGTGGACTGAGAATGAATTGCTCTATAACCATACGGTAGGAACCTCTGTTACTTCAGTGCTGTCTAATGGGGCAACTCAATCTGGTGCGAGTATTGCTATTGACGGCTTAACTATCACCACTGGAACAGTTAAAAAAGGGCAAGTTTTGACTTTCGCTGGTGTGTTTGCAGTTCATCCTATTACTAAACAAGTATATCCTGATTTGCTGCAAGTAGTAGTAACTGCTGATGCTACTGCCAACGGTTCTGGACAGGCGACTATCTCTATTTCTCCTTCAATCGTCACTACTGGCACTCTGCAAAATGCTAGTAATACTATTGCTGATAATAGTGCGGTGACTTTTGTTGGCGCAGCCTCTACAACCTACACGCAGAATCTAGCGTTCCACAGAGATGCTTTCCGTTTAGTTTCTGTGCCGCTTGAAATGCCTGTTAATGCAGAATTCGCAGCACAAAGAACTGTTGATGGCATTACGGTTGCAATAGTAAGGTCTTGGGATAATCTACAGAGAAGAATGGTTACTCGTCTTGACTTCTTGGGCGGTCTATCAATAGAGCGTCCTGAATGGGCTTGTCGCCTTACTTCTTAAAAATTATAACTATGGGAGGGGTGAAAGCCCCTCCTTCACTTAAAGGAGAATAACACAATGGCACGAACTAAGATGATAACAACAGAAAAAACGGCGGAATTAGGCATTGAAACTACAGAAGACGGTTTTATTCCATTAACAGTCATGGTTAACCACAGTACAGACGAAAAGGTTTTAGTTGATTTGAAATATATCTATGATGCGTGGATTGCTGATGGGTGGGTAGAGCAGGGCTTGGCTGATGGGCTTGAAGTGAAGCACGCATTAGGATTATAGGTGACTTATGGCTACAGTTTTAGATATTATTACAGACGCAATGACTAACGCCAATGTTTTGGCGGACGGCGAGACACCAACAGATAGCGAAGGACAGCGTTGTTTGCGTTTGCTTAATAATATGATAAATTCGTGGGCTATTGACAAGCTAATGCTTTACCAAGTGCAAGCAGAGGTATTTCCTTTGGTTGCCAGCCAGCAGTCTTATACTATGGGTTTGGGTGGTAATTTTAATACTGCCCGCCCATATAAAATAGCTTCTGCTTTATTGCGTGAAAGCGGGTTAGACAGTAACTTTGAAATAGCTAATTACCAAGAGTACGCAGCCATAACTTATAAATCTCTTGGGGGTCGCCCTTATATTCTTTATGTTGAGGATAGCTATCCCTTAATGACATTATATGTAAACCCAGTGCCAACCAGTAGTGCCTATAGCATTGGATTGTATAGCTGGAAACAATTATCTAATTTCGTTAACTTAACTGATACGGTTGATTTGCCAGCGGGATACGCTGAACTGATTGAAACCAACCTTACGCTTAGAATATGTGCTGCCTTTAATCGTCAGGTGACACCAGAACTAAAGCAGTGGGCGGATGAGACTAAGCGCAATGTAATGAAACAGAATATTAAGACCCCAAGGCTTGACTTAAGTGGCACTATTTCACAGAACAACAACACCAATTACAATGTTTACAGGGGCTATTAATGGAATTACCAATAGCAGGTGGCTCATATCAATATTTTTCTCCGTCATTTAGTGACGAGAGAAGCATAAACCTGTATCCAACTTTCGCAGAAGTTCCGAACACAAAGACAAAACCTGCCCTGCAATTGACCGCTGGATTAAGTGAGTTTATACAGTTGCCTGAAACATCTATAAAGGGCAGTATTAACGCCGATGGGAATGCTTATGTTGTGGCTGGTAGCTCTCTGTACCTACTTTCCACTGATGGGACTTATGTAAATAAAGGCTCTCTTACAGGGTTAACTTCTGATGTTGTTTCTATCGCTTATAATGGGGTGCAATTATTTATTGCAGCGGGTAATGCTAGTTATGTTTATACTATATCAAGCAACGCTATTTATATCACTGGCTATCCTGCCAACACAGTGTGTTTTGTTGACGGGTATTTTGTTTTTAATGAGCCTAACACTGGTCGTTATCGGTGGAGTGCGCTCTATGACGGCACTAATATAAATAGCCTTAACTTTGCTACTGCAGAGGGTAAGCCAGATAGTCTTATGGCTGTAGTGTCTGTTCACGGGCAATTAGTCCTTCTTGGTGCTTCAAGCACCCAATTCGCCTATACCGCACCTGACCCCAACCTTCCCTTTCAAGCTATACAGGGTGCTTTCATAGAATACGGTTGCGCTGCTGCGCAAACAGCAAGAACCACAGCCAATACCGTTTATTGGCTCGGACAAGACGAGAGTGGTGGCGGGGTTATTTGGCAAGCAGAGGGTTATAACCCTCAAAAGATTAGCACAGATGCGATTACTACTAAAATAAGAGAAAATGCCACGGATTTGACAACCGCTGCTGCTTATACATATCAAGAAGATGGGCATTACTTCTATTGCTTAAATATTGAGGGGCTAGATACAACTCTTGTTTATGACATTAACACTAAGCTATGGCACGAGAAGGCTTACTGGGATACAGGGCTTAGTTTGTTTGAGCGACACAAGGCTAATAATCATATTTTCGCTTTTGATAAGCATTTGGTTGGAGCATACGATAGTGGTATCATATATGAGCAAGCATTGTCTTTTTATAGCGACAATGGCGATGTTATTGTTAGAGAGAGAACTTTCCCGCACTTAGCTAATAATGAAGATTTAAGTTACATATACTACAAGAGGTTATTTATTGATATGCAAACTGGGATTGGTTTAGATGGTTCTGGCATAGAAGCGGATACATTGCCGCAGGCTCGTTTATTTTTCAGCGACAATAGTGGGTTTACTTGGAAGGGTGGAGCGGCTGCTTCTATCGGTGCCATTGGTGGGTATGGTAGAAGGCTGGTATGGAATAGGCTAGGAAGAGCAATTACCCGCACTTTCAGGTTACAATTTGTTTGTAAATGTAAGATTTTTATAGTTGGTGGTAATGTTTTGGTTGAAAAAGGCTATTAATTTGTTTATACTAAATTTATCTTAAGGCGCATTGTGTGTCCGCTATAATCTAAAATGGAATTAGCGCATACTTAAAAGCCAATTCCCTATATAAAATATATGCTACAAAAACTCCTATTAGAAGATTTGGAAGGCTTTGTCACAAACAAAGCTCTGCAGGTTGATGCCGAACTTTTAATGCGTGGGTATAAGAAATGGGTTTACAAGGACAACGGGAAAACAAAAGCAGTTGTATGTTATAAGAGACAGGGTGAGGAGTTGTTAAGTTTTCTTTTAATAAGCTGCGACTTCACAGCAAGGAATGCAGTTTATTTAAGGAAAGCTATCAACTGGCTGCAGGATTGGGTTGGGGGCAATAGAGCTTGGACATTAAGTGAGGGCTGCCAGAAAATCAGAAACTGGCACAAGTTTATGGGGTTCAGGTTGATACAAGAAAATAGTGTTACACAAGGCGGCATTAGTTACGATTTGTATGCCAAGGAAGGTTAATATGGGCAGTCCACTAGGGAGTATTCTAGGTTCTATAGTTGGTGGTGTTACTGGAAGTAAGGCTGGCAAGCAAGTTTCTGGCGGCGCACACGATGCTAGAATGCTTGACCAAAGCTTTCTAGAGCAAAATAAGACTTTGCTGCAACCACACGCTAATCAAGGGCAAGACGCCTCTACTCAATTGCGCTATCTAATGGGTATTCCTGAAGAGGGCGTGAACAAGAAATTAGGTGCTTACGGCTCAATGATGCAGCCCTTTAATAATCAAGCGTTAACTCGTGACCCTAGTTATCAATTTAGGTTCAACGAAGGGCAGAAGGCACTAGATGCCTCTGCTGCTGCAAGGGGTGGCGCGCTATCGGGAGCAAATATCAAAGATGCGATGAATTATGGGCAAGGCGCAGCAAGCCAAGAGTATGGGAATGCTTTTAACCGCTACAACCAACAACAAGAAAACGCTTACAATAGACTACTTAA